ACTGGCGAAAAAACGCTAACCAAAAAACATTTATACCCGAATGGAAAAATCCAACTACATGGCTAAACGGTGAATGTTGGAATGATGAAGTAAAAAAACCGAACTCAATAACTGACGAATTCAAACGGAACTTATTATGATTAAAATAGATAATGAAATATGTGTGTTGAGTTGTGCAATTGCACATAATAAAGCTAATTATATTATTGAGCAATTAAATGAAAGTGATTTTGTGTGTATAAATGCACGGGTTGTATTTAGAAAAGTAAAAATTTTATATGAAGCTGGAATACCTATTGATGCGGTTGCTATAGTTGACGAACAAATAGACCCTTTAGATATTAGTTTAATTATTAATCGTATTCCTACGGGCGCAAATTATCAGCATTATATTAATGTAATTCTTGAACATTCAAGATTACGAAAATTAAAAGAGATAGGCGAAATTTTAGTTCGTAAATCAAATGGGAATACTGAAAGTATTGAAACTATAAATGATATACAGGGTCAATTAAATCACTTAGTTTATGATAAAGATGGATTTGTAAATGGATCTGAAATGATGACAGAAGCACAAAAGTTATTAAACAGATCATATTACACGGGATTTGAAAGATATGATAAACGTTTCGGCGGTTTTTTTCCTACCGATTTAGTGATAATTGGATCGAGACCAAGCATGGGCAAAACTGCTTTGGCAATGTCATTTATTTTAAATATGATAATGGCAAATATTAAGGTTTGTTTCTTTTCACTTGAAATGTCATTACGGCAGATAGGACAAAGATTTATATCAATGAAATCTGAAATAACACATGAATGTATTAAGTTGAATAATATACAAGATAGGGATAGTAATTTATATCTTGATGCTGTCAATGAATTGCGGAAAAAGGATATTATGATAAATGATAAAGCTGGGTTAAATGTTTATGAGATCAAATCACAAGCACGGCAATTATATAATGAAGGTAAAATAGAGATCATATTTATTGACTATTTGCAATTAATTTATGGAACTGGAAATGAGCCGTCAAGAGAGAGGGAAGTTACTTTCATAGTCCAAGAATTAAAAAATCTTGCAAAAGAATTACATATTCCTATTGTTTTGTTATCACAACTCAATCGTGCAACTGAAAGCAGAGCTGACAATAAACCAAAATTATCTGATTTAAGGGAAAGTGGAAGTATTGAACAAATTTCGGACGTGGTTATTTTACTCTACCGGAAATATTATTATTCACAAAATTCAGATGATATAAACGAAAATTATATGCTTGTTGAAAAGAATAGGAACGGAGCAACTGGAAATATACCAATGATATTTGACAGCGAAATCGTAAAATTTAAGGATATATAATGAAAAAGCTAAACATTGAACTTGTAAAAATATCAGAGAATGAAAAAGAAATAGAAATAGAAGGCTATGTGAACGGATCTAAATTTATACCAACAAGCGAGAAAATAGATGCGAGCTGAAGATGTAAATACCATAATAGAAAAAGCCAAATTAAAAAAAGATGGTGTATATTTATATCAAGGGATATTATATCGAGTACACAATAAATCAACAAGGCATTTGGCACAACATGGAGTGATATATGAAAGATATGGAGCATTTATCGTTGAAATTGGTGATTATAAATGTGTTGCTGATGCAAGAAAAAAATTAATGAATTTATAGAGGAGAAATAAAATGAATAAAGAATACGATGGAATATGGATGTGTCATACTTGTGAAATAAAAATATTGCATAAAAATGTAAAGAACGGAAAATGTCCGTTATGTAACAGTAAACTTGAATGGATTTATGATGAAAAGAAATCAGTAATACATAAACTAATAGTAGCCAACAAGCGAATTAAAGAACTGGAATCTCCAAAACACTTGAGAGAACAATTGATAAAATTTACGGAAGAGACAGTAAACTCTTATGTTGACGAATCAACTATTTTGGAAATATTGGGAACAAATGATTGGATTGATAATTATATCGAAAACCTAATAGCAGACGACAAACAAATTAGAAAAGAGCAAAAATATAGTAATGATTTGGGTGATTTATTATCAAAAACAGAACTTGAGAATGATAATATGCAATGTTGCCAAAACTGCAAATACAATCACACCTGCGCAAAAACTTGCGACATCATATGGTGTGTAGGCTGGGAGTTGGATGATCTTAAAAAAGAAGAAAGAGAATTGTATTTATGAAAATAGCAACCGCTGACAAATGGTTCTCCCTTTTTATACGCCTCCGAGATAGCGAAGACGGAGTATGCAATTGTTGTACTTGCGGAAAAATGGGTTATTGGAAAAACATGGACGCTGGTCATTTCGTTAATCGACAATTCAAAGCCTTGCGATTTAATGAGAAAAACGTGAACGCTCAATGTAGGCATTGCAATAGATTTTGCGAAGGGAACGGCGCTGAATACTCGCTATTCATGATAAAGAAATACGGGGCTGGAACGGTGGAAAAACTGATCGCCACAAAACACATATATACAAAAATGGGATCATTTGAAATTGAACAAATCGCTAAATATTATCGCGAGAAAGCGAAAGAGTTGGCGAAACAAAAAGGGATTAAATTGTGAAAGATGTGTATGAAAGTTTGAAGATTGAATATGATAAATTGAGGAAATAAAGGAGAATGAAATGAAAAATAAAAAATCAATTGAACTGGATAAGCAATTAACTGATGTGATAAAATACTATCAATTAAAATTGGTTACTGCTAACAAACGAATTGAAGGAGAGAAAAAACACACTGTTAATCCGTGGAACGTGGATATTGAAAATGTCAAAAAAGAATTAAGGGGTATATTATATACTGCTGATGAAGCTAAAAAAGTATTAAATAATATGGCTGATAGATTAAGATATTTAACAAATCGCTAAATATTATCGCGAGAAAGCGAAAGAGTTGGCGAAACAAAAAGGGATTAAATTGTGAAAGATGTGTATGAAGGTTTGAAAATTGAATATGATAAATTGAGGATGTGAATAGTGAAATGGACAAACGAAGCCACGGGTCGCACGATAGAGATTTACAACGAAGATTGTATGCCTGCCTTATCGAAGATGCATGAGAATGAATTTGAGCTTGCTATTGTTGATCCTCCGTATGGGATAGGAATTAATAAACAATCGCTTGGTGAGGGTGGCGGATTATACAGACAACCCAAAACTTATAAACGAGGCGATTGGGATAATAATATACCTACAGAAAAATATTTTATAGAACTGCAGAGATGCACACAAAATCAAATAATTTGGGGTGCAAATCATTATATTTCAAAAATACCTTATGATAGTAGTTGTTGGATTGTTTGGGATAAAAACAATGGTGCTACAGATTTTGCAGATTGCGAGCTTGCCTGGACATCATTTAAAAGCCCAGTAAGGAAATATAAATATACATGGAGCGGATTTGTTCAGCAAAAAATGGGAAAAGATAAAGAAAGTAAAATACATCCAACGCAAAAACCCGTAGCCCTTTACAAATGGTTATTAAAAAACTATGCAAAAGAAAACGACCGCATACTCGATACACATCTTGGCTCAGGTTCAATCGCAATCGCTTGTTGGGAAATGGGCTTTGATTTAGTGGGGTATGAATTAGATACAGATTATTTCGAAGCAACTTGTAAAAGACTAAACGATCATTTTAATCAACAAACTTTATTTTAGGAGAGTATAAAATGTATTACGGCATAGCAACGAGACAAGAGATCGAGTTATTCACAGGTGAAGTCTGCGCTTTTTTTGATGATGAATTAATAATAAATGACGAACATAATCAAAAGTATATCGACAGCTACAATATGCTAATGGAAACGATGTGCGCCGAAACCCTGCTTGGCAATATGCCCGATACCGACGACAAACAAGGCATGGGACTCCCCCAGATCGACAGAATAAAGTACGATGATATAATTGAGAATTGCCAGGAACATAATAAAAAGATATGGGACAAATGGCAAATAGATATAAACTTGGTTACCTTTGAATCTCTCAAGTATAATTGGAAGTTATCCATTATTTTTGAAAGATTAGGTTATAAACGAATCTTTGAGGCGTTCCCCTCAACCCGTGAGGAGCGATCGTGGTATTGGAAAAAATATTGGAATACTTATAAAGGCGTAGGGAAACCAAGTGATTTTATGGAACGATCTGAAAGGTTCTTGGGGGTGGAATTATGACTGACACAAAAATTCAAGACTATAAAAAGAAAAAAGAAAACGAAGTCTACAAACCTGTATTAATTAACGATCATTTTCAGAACTACAAATCTTATAATATTCCAAAGGCTCAACTTGTGATAGCAGACATACCCTATAATGTCGGTAAAGATGCTTACGGATCAAATCCGAGCTGGTATGAGGGCGGTGACAACAAGAACGGTGAAAGCAAATTGGCAAATACTGAGTTTTTCGATACCGATAAAGACTTTCGAGTTTCAGAGTTTTTGCATTTCTGCAATCGAATGATAAAAAAAGAGCCGAAAGAAAAAGGGAAAGCACCTTGCATGATCGTATTTTGCTCATTTGAACAGCAATTTGAGTTAATCGAAAAGGCGAAAGAATATGGATTGAATAATTATATAAACTTGATATTCCGTAAAAATTTCTCAGCTCAGGTTTTAAAAGCAAATATGCGAGTGGTCGGGAACTGTGAATACGCTGTTTTATTATATCGTGATAAGCTCCCGAAATTCAATAATCATGGCAAGATGTTTTTTAATTGTTTTGACTGGCACAAAGACACACACACGGCTAAAGTTCACCCGACACAAAAGCCCGTTAAATTACTTGAACAACTGATAGAGCTGTTTACTGACCGTGGCGAAGTTGTTATAGATCCCGTGGCTGGAAGTGGAAGCACATTATTAGCAGCCGTGAATTGTAACCGCAAAGCGTACGGTTTTGAGATCAAAAAGAACTATTTTAAAGAGGCAAATGAAAAAGTATTGAATTGTTCGCAAGTAAAAATGTTCTAATAACCCTTGACATTAACGATAAACATAGTTAAGTTGAAGATATATTTAAGGGAAATGAATGAAAACAAAAAACCAAATAGACCAGATGAAAAGCACATTTCCTTAATCCCTTGAGTTATTTCGCTGAGTAGTCTGGTCTTTGTTAATTGAAATCAATGGCTCTTTGTGGCGAAAATATACAAAACGCACACTCGTAATGATGGAACTGAAAAACAACCAGACTGTTCCTCCTGGTTGGCGGGTGGTTGAGGCATCAATGTAGGTTTGTAATCCTGCCAAAGAGCCCAATAAACGGGCGGTCATAACATAAAATATCTGATCGCCCTTTAAAAATTATGCCACTATACAAATACAAATGCCAAGCCTGTAAAAAGACGTTTGAAGAAATCAAACCGATCTCAGAACGCAAATTTGCCGAATGTCCATATTGCGGATGGACGGGTAAAATGTTAATCTATCCAGCGTTTGGATATGTAATCGACACAAAAAATCAGACAAGGTGTTAATACGAAAGGGATAAAATGGAATTTTTACAATATTTAGGAATGGGATTTTTAATTGGATGTTTATTTACGGTTATCGGAGTAGAGATAGGCAGGGCAATCAAAAAGAAGAAAGAAGTCAGAGACGCTGTTGATTTTCTCGCAAGCGCCCTAAGAATTCATAAAATACCAAAAGAACCATATCACTACACATTTGAAGGCAATGGCGTTGCGTTTTATTTAACAACTATTTATCCGATGTCATCGAAAGATAAATTTGAGATAGTTTGGACGAATGATGATGTAAAAAAAGCAAACGAAAAAATACAAGAAAGGCGAGAAAAGCAATTTATCGAAGAAAGTGAGCGACATAAATCAAATTGCAAACACGGTGAATACTTAAAAGAGCTAACGGGCGAACTCGACAAGATGAACCTTACATTTATCAATAGGCACTGGTTATATACAACTGCATTTACATACCTACACCACGACAAAGATCATTGTGATTGTAATGAAGAAAATAAAGAAACTATAAAACCGAGATTCAAATCAAAACAAAAATTTTATGATGGTTTTGGTGAAGTATGGGGAATAACTGGAGTAGAAATGTATATTACTGAGGACTGGGATCCTGCACCAAATACAATTAATTACACAATTAAAGATAAAAATGGTATTGAATATGTTGTATCCGAAAATAGTATAATAAAAATGATGGAACCAAATGAGAATAAATAATAATCCTTTTAAATCCTAACTAAAAAACTTAAATTAAAGGACATAAAATGAATACAAGCGATATTTTCATGAAAACAGGAGTTATCAAAAATTGCAAAGGTTGTGAAAAGAAGTACGGGCACAGTTACCCCGTAGTTGTGAGTGTAATAATCATGAAGCGAAATGTATGGAATATGTATAAAAAGCGCATTACTGCTAAATTCCCCCATCTCCTATCTATTTTTAGAAACCCATATCACATTAAACGATCAGATGCACCAAATTTGGTGGAACGTTGTACGCGCTGTGGAGTTGAAAAGATAGTCGAATATCATGATATGATGGATAGTAAATGATCATAAAAACATTATACAAACCTAATGATAAAGTATGGATAATAAGTACAAAGAATGTAATCGCAAAGTGCTCTGATTGCGACGGACTGGGATTTTTACTCACTAAAACCAATACCCGGCAAGTTTGCCAATTATGCAGAGGATCAGGAAAAGTCATTACACATGAAGAATACTGCGTTTTGCCAAAACAACTTGAAATACAATGTGTCAGAACACACCAGAACCGAAACCAAGCCAAACCGACAATCGAATATTACCTCCAAGATGACCCTCACCTTGAGAAAATCTGTTTTAGATGCCAAGAAGAAGCTGAGAGTGTAGCTAAAAAATGGAATTTTAAAGAAGCGGTAGAAAGGAAGGGACAATGAAAGTGAATAAAAATAGAGACGCGTTCTGTGAAAAGTTTTATCATGGAAAACAGATAGGAATTTATACTGTAAAATTAAAAGCTAAACTTGTAAATTATAATAGACTTATACATAAAGTTAGAAAACTAAAACTATTATTACGACAAGTTGCAATCCTACATGAAGAAATAAACGGAAACAAAATAACAATTAATATATGCAAAGAAGATGTGTTGAAAAATGAAAAAAGCATTTCCCGGAAAAAATAGAATGCGTTGATAGTTGCGATTATTGGAAATACGATAATATCAAAAGGAACAACCATGACAAACCCATCTAAAGCAGTAGTAAAAAAGTCGGTCGCCAAGAAGAAAAAGACCCCTACAAAACGTAAGCACGCAGGCGGCAGACCTACTGTTATGACGGAATTGACTGTAAATAAATTAGAGCAAGGTTTTATCAACGGCTTATCGGATGTTCAAGCTTGCAGATATGCTGGGATAAGTAGAACAACTCTCTTTAATTATCAAGAGGAAAACCCAGAGTTTATAAACAGAAAAGAGGAGTTGAGAGAAGATGTTAAAATGCACGCCAAATTTAATATAGCTAAAAAGGTGCTTGGAACCGGCAAGGGTGATGGTGACATCGACACGAGCAAATACGTACTTGACCGCACCGATTCTGACTTTAAACCTAAGAACAAATTAGAGATAGAAGGTATGCTCTCAAAAGAAGAAATGGACGCTCAAGCCAAACGCATAGCGGATTATCTTGACGAGGTATATAAGGAATTAAAATGAAAGTTGTGAAATGTTTAAAGCATTTAGATAAAAGGTTTTGGGGTAAAGTTGTGGAAGATGGTAGTGATTTCAAACCCTCCGACACCTTTCCACTCCCTGAGCAAGGTGATAAGGTGAAGGTGTCTGATGACGGCAAAAATTGGAGTGAATATAGTGACTGGTATTTTTCATCATATCTTAAGATATTATCAGATCCTTACATTGTGTATGATGAGGACAGAGATACTCCAAGTTCATTCAAATATATTAGACCAATAGAGAAAAAAGAGATTGAAACACCAAAACTAACAAATCGTAAGTAAACCCTTAGTGGCGTTTCGATGGTGAATTGGGATTAAACCGAAGGATAGTAAATATGAACAATCTAAATTTAATTAAATACACGATGTTGCTTGACGAAAATGTCAAGAATATGTTTGTTGTTGAGAACGTTAAAATGACTTCGCCAATAAAATATTATAATATAAGATTAAAATGTAAATTAACTACTAAACACGATGCAGATCAAATCTGTAAGGACTTAAACGAGCTTATCTTAAAATATTTGGATTGTGAATTGGAAGGAAAAAAGAAATAGCTAAATTTAGAAAACTAATGGGATCAGATATGCTTGATAATGAACGATAAATTAACACAAGAACAATCAAACATTCTTAATATTCTTTTAAGACACCCCGGTTTATATGCCGGGGATTTGGGCTTTAAGAAACTAAAACCATTTCATAACGATTGGATCGTTTTAGATGTATGTCGAATAACACACGGGATCCCATTCACTCGCCACGCACACCGTGGATCTTTTAAGACAACCTGCTTAATGATCGCCGTTGCGATTGTCATGATCACCCATCCTCATTTGACTATTGGATTATTCAGAAAAACCGATAAGTTGATCAAGAAGTTTACTAAGGGTTTGGGAGCAATTTTAGTACATAAACAAACCCAATACTACGTTCAGAAACTTTGGGGTGTTACCCTGAGATTAACAGTTGACAATTACGCCGAGATAGATACTAACATAAGTCAGACGGTCGGAGGTGACCCGCAATTTGAGGCAGCCGGTATCAAAGGATCAGTCACCGGCGCTCACAAAGATTACTATATTACCGATGACATCGTGGCCCGTGAAGACCGACGCCAGCAAGTTGAGAGAGAAAAAACTATTGACTTTTTCAAGGAATTGGTAAACTTAGCCAATCCAGTTGCGGGACAAGATGAACCGCCGATCGGTAACACCGGTACAATCTGGCACAAGGATGATCTATTTGGCATATCCAGTACAATGACCGCAAAACCTGACAAGATAGTCACCGTAAAAGAGAGCGGGATATTCTCAGATGACCAACTTGCAAAAATCAGAGAGAAGATAGGCTCAACATTATACGCTCTAAACTATGAAATGACTTTAGCCTCCGATGAGAATAAGCGATGGACTGATCCACGTATTTTGACAGCAGCACAAAGCAAAGATGAAATGTTATACAACGGCATTGGTCATATTGACGCACGATACAGCGGAGTACATTACACCGCGTTTACAATTTTAAAAGTAAACAAAGAGGTTCAGAGGATTTATGCGTTTGGGGTCACCTACTATCGACACGTTGACGATTGCATGGAGGATATTAAAGAATTAGTCACACGTTTTAAATGCGGAACAGTGTGGTGTGAACGAAACTCTGACAAGGGGTATTTGACAAAAGAACTAAAATCAAAAGGTATCAGAGCAAAAGATTACCATGAAGATATGAACAAAAATGTCAAGATAGAGTTCTTTTTACAAAAGTATTGGAAGCGTATCTATTTTCTACAGGCAACAAAAGAATGGGAAGATAAATTAGACGAAGAAGCAGACCGCAACGCTACGAAGTATTCGAGCTATTTAGATCAAGTCACTGACTATGAAGAATCAATGGAACCCAACGACGCACCGGATAGTTTAGTTTCATGTTTAAGATATTACGGTAATCGCCCAATGCGGGCGAGTGAAGTTATGAGCGATCAGCAATTAAAAATAACTTGATTTTTTTTCCATTCGCGTGTGAAGAAAGTCAAAACCCTCCTAACCGAGGGTTTTTTATTTTATCCTTGACAAGTTTAAAAATTAGTGTTATACTCATTAACCTAAATTTTTACAAAAAACATATAAATTCACATCATAATTGACACAATATGCCAAAATGTTATGTATTTTGCCATATAAAAAGAATTTATTTGTAAATAAATACTTTATGATTTACCTTCTCTCAATGAGAAAAGCAAAAATCATAAGTCAAAACAATCTATTACAACGTAAAAACTCACGCTTGCAAAGTGATATTGATAGCTATCGTACACTTTTTAACACGGATGTGAGCCATAAAGATATGACAGCGGATATGCTATTAAACTTTAAATGGTCTGATCCCGCAAACTTAACGCTTAATGATTACAACGATATTTACAAATTCAACGTCGTTGCAAAAGCTATTATAAATAAACCTGCACGGCAGACATGGAAAAAACGCCCGCTACTTATTACAAAATCAGATCGTGAAAAGAAGATCTTAAATGAATTATTTAAGACCTTTTCCATATTCTCATTATTCGAGAGCGCAGATAGGCTGTGTCATTTAGCTGAATACTCTATAATTGTGTTCGGCTTCCCGGGTGCACCTGAAACACCCGTCGATAGAGCGTCGACAATTGCTTGGATCCAAGAATATGGACAATTGGAAGCGATAATTAATACATACGATCATGATAAATTAAGTCCAAGATACGGGCAGCCTTTAACATATAAAATCAGAGCCATTGTAGGTGATACAATTGAAACGGTAACTTATCACTGGACTCGAGTGATTCACATATCCCGCACATCAAAAGTAAAATCAGATCCTTACTTAATGGATATTTATAACCAAGCAAAAGATATGATAAAAGAAGCCGGTGCAGGATCAGAGGGAATATTTAGAGCAGCTTGCTATATTTTAGGAATTGAAGTTGATAAGGAGAGCCCCTTGCTTGAAGATGCATCCGAGTTTGATCTATTAGAAGACTCCGCAAAGAAAAAACAGCCTTTGATGGAAACTATGATTAGGGCAGGCAAGAAAACGATAGACCGTGGCTTCGGAGTTGTAACCGTACAAGGTGGCAAATTAAAATCCATGCAGTCACGTCCCGCCTCGCCAATTCCTTCTTTTGATACGAATTCCGGGCTTGTCTCCATGAAGACAGAATATCCTAAGCGCATGTTTACCGGAAATGAAGCCGGAGAGCTTGCAAGTACACAAGATCGCGACTCCATGAACGACACCACTCGGAGCCGTCAAACAAACTTCGCAATCCCTTACATACTTAATTTATTTATTGACCGATTAATATTACTTAAATTTATCAACCCAATTGACTACTATTGGAAGTTTGACGTTTTATCAGAACCAACAGCAAAAGAAACAGCTGAAACAAATAAGTTGAAATCAGAAACGATTAAGAACTTAATCTCAGCTTTTGCTTTAGGACTTGGAACACTTGTAAGTGAAAAGGATATCGTAAAACTCTATCCTGAATTATTCATAGTGCCGGAGAATGAAGATGTGTAAGCTCTGCGAATTTTACAGTGAAATGCCAACGTGTGATCATAAGCTCACGTCTATACGTGGAAATGCTGGGGTTTCATCTCTTTTATTGGAATGGCAGAAAGCAGATTCAGCAAAATGGGCAAGAATAAATGAGAAAGTAAAAGACTATAAATTTATATTAAAAGATAATAGATATAATTACAGCGGAAATACACCTGACGAAGTACGGGCAGATTTTGAAAGTCAATACCGAAAAGACATAGAGGAAGAGTTTAAAGGCGAATGGTGGTTAGCGTTTCTTTTATTAATTGCTAATCGTGGTTTATACCGGGCGGAAACTACGCTGGAGGCGAAGGAAAGATTACTCATTAAAACAGACATTAACGACATAAACAATACCGTGCAGGCGCAATCTGCTCATGTAAGTGATTTTTATAATAATGCGTTAGACGCTAATGTGGACGCGGCTGGCTTGGCTTTAATCAATTTTATGACCGAATATTTACCAGGCGAAGAACCGTATCCTATCTCGACCGCTATTTTAGATGAACAGAAAAAGGTCGGTGAACTGAGGACATCTCAGATCGTTAATACTCAGACAGTTGCAATGATGAACGCTGCGGCCCTTGTTTATTACACACGAAATTACGTGACACGTTTTAGAATTGAAACAAATGACCCTTGTCCGATATGTGAGGATTTGGCAGGTGAGGAATATTCATACTCGCAAACTCAAGAGTACCAAATCTCAATTGACAAGTCACAGGCTGTGACTGGTCATGCAATGGAATCAAGTCAAAAGTTTTACTCTCAGAATCCTTGGTCTGGTATGATTCCCGTTCATGTAAATTGTCAATGTTTTTGGGTAATGGCATAAAGGAAAAATATGAAGTTAAACGCAAATGAAACAGAATGCACGATTCTCCGAAAGAATGAAGCTGATCAAGAGCTACGCTTAAACACAGCTAAGATTGTGATTAATGGCAAAGAAACGGCTAAGATTCGCAAAAATGAAATTAAAACGATCACTGAGGGCGACAAAGTAACTCATATTGTACCCGCTATTATAATTGGCGAAGCTGTTTTATTGGGCGTGGGCTATGAATATCCTGAATTAGTATCACGTCAAATGATTATTAACTTTGCTCATAAATGGAATGACATCCCAGTTGTAATTTATCATACGTGGGATTCAGCAAAAGAACTTGAAACAATAGAGGCATCTTTAGTTGGCAGGATTTACAAACCTGAGATTTTAATGAATGAAGAAGATGATGATTTTGAGGAGCCTATTCGCTTACTTGTAGAATTGCATATTAATGAAGCTTGGTTACTAAAGCAGAAAAAAGGTAAAGATACACTTGATAGGATTCTTAGAAGAGAAATGATAGAGGTTTCGAGCGGCTATTATTTAACCAAATTCTTGCGACAAAGTGGAAAATTTAATGATAAAGATTTCGGGGGTATCCAAGAAGATGCAGATCCCGACCATTTAGCAATTCTACCAGATCAAATCGGTGCTTATAGTATCGGTATGGGAGGTGGACTTAACCGAATGAACCAAGAGGGTGAGACACAGCCCTTAATAACCAACACAGAAAAAGGAGCAGTAGGTATGTTTAAAAAACGCTTACTATCAAACGGCTCTCTTTCAGAGGCTGTGGTAACCGCCATGGACGAAAAAGAAGCCGAACGAGTTCTGAATGCTTTAGAAGCAGGTTCGGAAAAAGCTCGTGCAGAAGAGGTCAGCCGCCTCAATGCAGAATTTATTACTAATTATCCCGAAAGCGAAGCGGGCAAATTAGCGATAGAGAATGCAGCCAAGGAATTGGCAGTTAAGAACGCTGACAAAGAAGATCGCGATAATCAATGGAAAGAAGTCGAAGGCAAGGTCGCAATGACCCGCGAAGAGTTTGACGCTACTCCTAAAGTTGGTCGTGATGTAATCGTAAACTCAGTCAAGGAAGTAGAACCTGCGCTTAAAGGTGAGAAAATCGATAATGAAGCGCCGAAAGACACCGACCCTGACAAACCAGAAGGAGACGCATAATGTTAGTATATCGCGGTGTTGATCCGAATCGAATTATGGAAGAGCGCGTCTTATCTGGCGCAGCATATCCAGGACAAGCAGTTGTCCGAACAACCTCAAGCAAGTTTATCGCAGCTTCAAAGGCTAACTCAATTTATGCAATTCTTACTGATAAATCGAATAAGTTTGCCGGTGATACTTTGGAAGGCGCATATTCAGATGGTGACCGAGTAGAAGGTGTAATTCCCGAGATTGGTTATCCTATTGAAATGGTTTTGGCTTTGAACCAAACAATTACAGCCGATATGGAACTGGCACTTGATGCAACCGGTTTTCTTGCGGAAGCCGACGACGGCGCAGAAGACCTTGGTGACTCAACAAACTACGTTACATTCACACCTCTTTTAGATCGGATGGTAACTGTTGCTTTTGTTGACCCAGCCGGAACAAGTCAATCTCTTGCAGTAACTATTACCGGTAGTCATATCTCTGTTTCTTTGGCAACTGATGGAGGTGGTGCTATTAGTTCTATCCCTTCGGAAATTGTAACGGCTGTTGAAAATGTAGCTGGATATGATAGTTTGGTTTCTGTAGCCGCTACCGGAACTGGCGTTGTAACTGCCGATACAGCTATCTTAGACGCTGATGAAGTTTTTGCAATTGCTGACGAAGCCGTTTCAACGACCTCAGCTCTTGATACGATCAAAGCAACTGTTGCACGAAATCAATAAATTAAAAAGGTAAAACAATGAATAACACACAACTTTTTGATTATATCCGCAACAACGGCTTGACAAAACACGGAACTTACGATACTGGTATTTTCCGTCCGATCAAGAATAAAAGCGGTGTAGTCTATGTTTCAAATAAGGGCAAAATGACAAAAGCGTCAACCCTTGTAGATCAATTTCCATTCCTCCGAAATGTAACCGGACTTCCTGAAGATTCAGCTGAAATGGTTGTCAAAAAAGTAACTGGTTACGTCAAACAACGTACATCTGCTTATGCGGATATTGTAAATGCTGGACTTATCCTTCCCGTCAATGACGCTGGTGTAATGGTTTATTCACAACCTAAACACAGTGGAATGAGTGATGCGGTCAAAAATATGACCGGTATGTCAAATCTGACAAATGAAGAATTCAAATTTGATGTCGATCAAACACCTCTGCCCGTAATCGTCAAGGATATAAAATCTTCTTGGCGCTTAATCGCGGCTATGAAACGTGGTGGTTTTGATTTTGTAAGCTCGGGTGTGCAGGAAGCAACTGAAAGCGTACTCCGCAGACTTGAAAGCGATGTCTTTATTGATGAATTTGCATTTGGTGGCGCTACTGCTTACGGTTATACCAACTCAGGCAACCGTCAGACAGGTTCATTAACTTATGATTGGTCAGCAGCCGCAACAACTGCAGCCAATATTTGGGCTGACATTCTGCTAATTGATGCAAGTATTAGAACCAATCTTGTTAACCCTGAAGCTGGAAAAGCATTTGGATACGTTCCCATGGGTTACATGACCCACTTTAACGATGTATTCTCATCCGGTGACCGTCAAACTCTTGGTGAAAAGATCAAGACACTGTCATGGGTAAATGAGTTTAAAGAAGTTTCCTATCAGAAGGCAGGCAATGTAGTTGTTGCATTTATGCAACCTATGTATGTTAATATGGTTCGTGGTGCTGGAATACAGCCGATCATATATAATTCTCCTGATGGATTGGAAACTCATATCAAAGTTATGGCAATTGAGAGTCCTTTGATTACCGATGATTATAACGGTAAAAAGGGCGTCTTTAATTTTGTAAAATCTTAAAAGATAGGAGCGAAAAATGAAACTTGAGTTAATTGCAGACAGCTTCTATCATAAATCAACTGATCCCATTCTAAAAGGTGAGGTCAATGATTTTCCAGAGCGTTACTTAGAGATTTTTCCAAACACATTTAAGGTGTATGAAGAACCCGAAGTGGCAGAGGACGCAGTTGAAATGGTCATTGAGGAACCGATTGAAGAAGTCAAAGAAGACTTACTTGATCTGGATGAACCCGTGACCTTGACAGAACTTGCTCGTATGAACGGCGGCGATCTCCAAAAGATTGCACCTAAATACGGACTTGATCCTGATGGATATGAGACTTTTAAAGCTCTACGGACAGCAATTAAAGAAGCTATTTAATAAATAAGGGAGGGGCAACTCTCCCTTTAAATAAACGAGGTTAGCATGATATTATTCAATGCTTACAATGTGCCACATCTCCCAATTCATGTAGATACACCGCCACGCTATATTGATAATTCAACAGCAAGTACATTTTATATTTGCTGGGAAGAAATAGCGACTGCACAAATTATTGAAAAGACTATTGAGGTCGGTGGCGAATATGAGGTAGGATACGCACTAGGAACATGGGCGGGTCGTGCTGGCTTGACATACGTCGGGTATCACGAATTTGACTGGAGTGCTTAAATGAGAAAAATAACATATGACGCAGTATTACATCGCAAAAGACAATTAGATATTGACCAATCTGATGTATTGATAACAGGTGGTTCAATTAGTGGCGTTACGATTAACGAACATTTTGATAGCGCTACAGATCCAGCTTTAAATGCAGCCGTTACGACTGCGATCGTTGACGAATACAATGGGATCTTAATCACACTCACAGGTGCAGGGAATAACCAGACTTTAGCGAACCCCACAACCGTTGCAAATGTGAAAGCGTTTACCGTTGCCAATAATGACACTTCGACGAATAATGTAGTAGCTATTGCGGGCGGTGTATCTTTTACGATCACAGCAGGCGAAGCTCAATCATTCATCTGGGACGGTTCTGCTTGGGGTCCTATGGATATGGGAATCACCGATATTCCCGTTAAGGTCATTCAAGGTGGAACTGGACTTTCAACTTTAACTAATCATGGTATTTTATTAGGCTCTACAACAGATGCTGTCACACCTATGACCGAACTTGCAACGGGTGAAGTCGTTATCGGTGCTACGGGTGCTGATGCTACGGCTTTGGCTGCAAATATTACAGTAATTCCAAAGAAATTAAAATCAACGGGAACAAGTACGGTAGGTCAAGACCCAGCATGGGATGTTGATATTTCAGGTGGAACTTTAGATAATTTAGTTTCTATTGATACAAACGGGAATGTAAAAGATGCTGGAAGTGCATCATCTATTTTACACGCGCGATCTCACGACATAGTGTCAACAAGTGACCATACCTCTACTGCAACGCCAGCTCAAATGTTAAAAGCAGATGCGAACGGACTTCCAGTTGATGCTTCAAATACAGATACTCAAGTAGCCAGTGCAGTCACTCATATCGGTGAATCTGGTGCTTCTCATTCATTTATTGACCAAAGTGTTGTTATCGGTTCAGCTCCATCATTTTTAGGAACAAACATTACGACAGAAGTTGTAAATGATACAACCCCCCAACTCGGCGGTGATTTAGACGGACAAGGTAATTATAGTTTAAACAACCAATCAATCATAAACCTTGCTTCAAATGGTGCTGGGTATTTTTTCAATGGTGATGATGATTATTTATCAACATCTTATCGAAATATTGGACTTGGCTCAACTATGAGTATATCTTTGTGTGTATCATCTAATGATATTACCGAAGACCAATTCATACTTTATTTAGGTGGAAGTTCCAATAGTGATGCGGGTATTTATTTTAGACTTCAAACAACTGGTTCACCATTCTTGGCTGTTGTTGGTAACGGTTCTTTGAGAAATACTACTGCTTTTTCGGCAACTGCTGCAAGTGTTAATGTAGTCAATGATAAGATGTTTCATGTTGTTGTTACTGCTGATTTAAACGGTTATAAAAAGCTATACATAAACGGTAATTATGTAGAACAAATTGACATATCAGCATTATCAGGAACTTTTAGTGATAATACAGGAACTTACTCTATTGGTGCTTCAAGTTCTTCACTTAATGGGGTATTAAATGATGTTAAGATATATTCAAATATACTAACAGCAACCGAAGTAAAAGACCTATACTCCAACGCTAATATTCCTTTTAAATATGAGGGTGCGAGTAATACAGTATTAACAACTGGCTCACTTGTAGTTGGAAAAGAATATATAATTGATACATTTGTTGCTGGCGATGACTTTGTAAATGTCGGTGGAACGAATGTCACTGGAACAATTTTCACAGCAACGGGAACAACCCCTACAACTTGGACAAATAGTTCATCACTTAGAACACAAGGCAATGTAGCTGACTATAATAGCAGTGGTGTTTCCGATGCAATATGGTACGACCAATCTGGAAACGCAAACGATGGAACTGTAAGCGGTGCTTTACCGACAAATAGACCAGAAGATACGGTTGTTGATAACTTGATTGCTGAAGGCAACGTTGGTATTGGAACAACGAGTCCAGATTACAATCTAGAAGTCATCGGCTCATTTAGATCCGACGCATTTAAGACAGACGAGGTAACAGCTCA